GATTACGTTAGAAGAACTATACAGAAAATACTTTGATATATTACAATCAAGAAAACGGGCTGATAAACCTACGAAAGATAAAGCTAAGAGAGTAATACAATCATTGATGGATAGTATCAAACGGCAGTTTATGAAGAATATGATACAGAACCGACAATCGGTATTAGGAAACGTAGAACCCGAGGGATTGATATTACGAGATTTCAGTAATAACTTATTGGTTAAACTTGTAGATAAAGACGCTTTTACACAAGAAAATCAGGCTGGTTCTCAATATATCAAAGATGCGATGATAGCCGTGAGAAAAGCTAACACCGATATTAAGAATGATATTTTCGGAAACGCTGATATAATGAAGAACTTCGCTAAGGTGATTGAGAAGGCGGTGGATTGGGCGTTTACTCAAAAACAATCAAACCCATCGTTTAAGGTTCAATCATTAGATGATGTATTAAAGGTGGCATATAACGATATGGTTGATGAGAAACGAATCAAATATACGGCACCACAGGCATTATCTAAAACCATAGGTTACTTAAAAGACCTTAGAAAACAAATTGATAACTCATATAAGGATTTGGAAAAAGGTAAAGATGAAATACCTGAATCCAAGTATATCATATCCAAAGAAAAGATGGAATCGTATTTAACATCTGTTGATTCTACTATAAGTGAATTACAGGGATTACCAAAATCAGATGGGATAAAAGTTTATTTAACCATAATGGCTTTTGTATTTGGACCTGCTAAAATACGAGAACTTAAATCACAGTTTAATCTAACTGAATCATTGGTTAGAAAAAAATTAGGAACAATAATAATAAAATAGTTATGAACGAGAAGAATAAGAAAGCATTAGAATCAATTCTTAGTGGTAAATCGGTTGAGAAAGGAATCCAAGTCGGTTACACAGGAACACCAAAAAATACACGACCAAGTGGTGAGGGTAAAGAGATTGGTGAAGAATGGCAAGTTGATGGAAAGACTTGGGTAAAAACGAAAACAGGAGTAGAGAGATAAAGCGCAGTAGAAGGGGCGAGAGTTCCTATGTTCTGTCCTAAGTGTGAAAAGATTATGAAAGGAACTAAGGATACAAACGCTTACTATTCTCACGGAACCTGTCTAAACTGTTTAGTTGATTACCACGATGAACTACGAAAAGAAGGAACATTAGAAGAAGTAATGTTTAGAAAGAGATTGTTAAATGCGAAGAGTTGGTTGAGAGAACAATACGAACAACTTAACGAATTTATAAGTAAAGAGAACTATAATCCCGAGTTTGTTTTATCAGATGGAACCATAGAAAAATGGGAAGTAGATGGTAATATTTCATCGGTAGTTGATAGTTATAAGGAATGGTTACAAAACTTTGATAATGACCTACAAAACTCAATAAAGGAATATGAAACCAAGTACCAAAAAACCATCGACTAACAAGGAAATATTAGAAGAACTTCTTGAGCGTTTGAATGCAATTGAAGAACATATGCCAAACGGTGAGATGGCTATACTTGTAAATCACATCGAAATCATAATGGATAGACAAGAAAAGATGCATACTGATTTATCCGAGCTAAAAAAAACTTTATTAAATCCTGATGATGGTGTGATTGTTCGGGTGAATAGAAACACCGAATTTAGAATGGAACAACAGGATAAGGAAAGGGATTTTGATAAACTTTTCAGAGAGCATTACGAACTCGTTCAGTTTAAGTCTAACATCACACGGTTCTTGTGGTTGATATTATCTACCATCACCGCAAGTATTGTAATGTTGTGGACAAAAATATTTAACTCATAATTATATTTATAGAAAAAGGAAAATAATGAAATACACAAAATTAAAAGAATTGGTATCTCAACTCGTAGAAGAAGAACAAACAAAGTATCAACAGTTCTTTGATGCTGCACTTAAAAAGTTTGGTGTAGATTCACCAGCAGATTTCGATAGCGAAGATAAAAAGAAAGAGTTCTTTAACTATGTTGATAACAATTATGACGCAGAAAATGAAACTGACTGAAAGTAAATTACGAGAGATTATTATTGAGGAACTAAAAAGTTTGTTAGAAGCCGATGCTAAACAATTGGTTAAGCAATCGGCTGGTAGCGAAAAAAAGTTCTATGATTTACTTTCTGGTGTAGAAACAAAGATGGGTAATAAATACTACGATTGGTTATCTTCTGAATTAAAGAAGGTAGGAATTAGTAAAAAAGTAGATAAATACTCACAGGCTGACGCCGAAGAAAGACTTTATAATAAAAATAAATAAAATAGGATAAAAAAATGGCATATCAGGTATTTGATTATCAAGGGAATTTACTATCAGAAGAGGAAGATTCAGTAATAGATGAAAGAATGGCTTTGGGTAGCTCACCCGATGGACTAAATTATTATTGGTTCGATAGCTACGAAGATGGTAAAACTATTTATGATACAATCGCTTTAGATGGTGAAGACCACACTTCTGCTAGAATTGTAAAAAAGATAGAATCAGATGAAGAGGTCTGATGATAAGACTGAAGAAGAATTAGTCAAGGAGTTAGAGGACTTTTTAGATGAATAAGTTATGTTTAAGAAAATAAAAAAATATTGGAGAGAAGTTTTAATCATTGGTTTAGCCATAAACGTTTTATACCTAAGTGGTATTTTTAACGACTATGGTGATATACAAACTATCAAAGTAAATGGAAAAGATTACGAACTCCTTTCACAGAAAATAGATACTGTAGTAGTAGAAAAAGAAGTAAAGGTTACAGAATACGTTCCCAAAACAGTTTACAGAACAGATACAGTTAAGGTTGTTATACCATCTGATGTTGATACAACCGCTATATTAGAAGATTATTTCGCATCATATACTATCTTAGATACACTTAAATTAGAATATGATTTTCCCGATGGAGTAACAACCGAAAGTGGAACACCTCCATCATCATTAGGATACGGGGTTCTTACAGATATTATTTCACAGAACAAAATACAATCCCGTAAAGTAGATTGGACATTTCAGATACCAACTATCTATAACACTACAATCGTAAAAGAACTACCAAAGAACGAACTCTATTTAGGTGCTGGGTTTGGATACAATGAACAAGATTTCTTTGGTTCGGCTTCTTTTGGATTAGGTTGGAAAACAAAAAAACAAAGGTTACTGATTCTACAAGGTGGTGTTACAAATGATACCTATGGTGAACTTACGGAATATAATCCATATTTAGAATTATCTTATTTCGTAAAGCTGGGTAAGTAAATGGAAAATGTAGATTATAAACAACTCATACAGAAAGAGTATGTGAAGTGCGCGAGTGACCCTGTATACTTTTTCAGAAAGTATATGACTATCGCACACCCAACCAAAGGTAGTATCAAGTTTGATTTATACCGATTCCAAGAATTAGCATTTAGGGAACTTATAAACAACGATTACAACATCATTCTGAAAGCTAGACAGATGGGTATATCAACTCTTACGGCTGGTTACGCATTATGGTTGATGTTATTCCATAAAGATAAAAAGATATTGGTAATCGCTACGAAACAAGATGTGGCTAAAAACTTAGTAAGTAAGGTAAGATATGCACACGAGAACTTACCAAAGTGGTTGCAGAATAGAACGAGTGAAGATAATAAATTATCACTAAAATTCGGAAACGGTTCAGAAATCAAAGCAGTAGCAAGTTCACCTGACGCTGGTCGTTCGGAATCTCTTTCGTTATTGATATTAGATGAGGCGGCTTTCATTGATTACATTGATGAAATATGGGGAGCTTCTCAACAAACACTCGCCACGGGCGGTAAGTGTATCGCACTTTCTACTCCAAACGGTATGGGTAATTGGTTTCACCGAATGTGGGTAGGGGCTAAGGAAGGAGAAAACTTTTTTAACCCAATCAATTTACATTGGAGTTTACACCCAGATAGAGGACAAGAGTGGAGAGATGAACAGGATAAAATCCTTGGACCTAAACTCGCAGCACAGGAATGTGATTGTGATTTTATTTCATCTGGTCATACTGTTATTGAGGGTGAGGTTCTAAAATGGTATCAAGATAATCACGTAAAACAACCCATAGAGAAAAGAGGTAGGGATGCCAATCTATGGCTTTGGGAATATCCTGATTACTCACAAGATTATTTAATAACTGCTGACGTTGCCCGAGGAGATGGTGCCGATTACTCCGCCTTTCATATTATGGAAGTAGAAACTATGAGACAGGTTGGTTCATATAAAGGGAAGGTGGAAACAAAAGAATATGGTAGGATGTTAAATTCTATCGGTAGAGAATATAATAACGCATTACTTGTAGTTGAAAACGCGAATATTGGATGGGCAGTATTACAAGAGCTGATTGATTTGGACTATCCAAATATTTTTTATTCATCAGCCGATATGCAAGTAGTAGATGTTCATTACACACACGTAAACAGAAAACATCAAAATTACGATAATCCTACAAAGCCGGGATTCACAACTTCATCCAAAACACGACCTATGTTGATTTCTAAGTTGGATGAATACGTTAGAAAGAAAGAGGTGGAGATTGTTGATGAACGATTAGTTGATGAACTATTTACATTTATTTGGTTAGGGCAAAGAGCAGAAGCTATGAGAGGTTACAATGATGACTTGGTAATGAGTTACGCAATGGCTTTGTGGGTTAGAGATACGGCTCTTCGATTACGACAAGAGGGTATAGAACTTACCAAACAATCTCTAAGTTATATGAGAAAGTCATCCACCCCTATTTACACATCTAATAACATTCAGGGGGGAGACCCATATAAACAAGTGGTCAACGGAGAAGAAATAGATATTCGTTGGTTATTTAACTGATAGGATATATTTATATATTAGATAAGTATTTGGAACAATACAAGAATAATATTATATTTCAGTATGATTATCAAAGAAAATATACAACTATCCGAAGGACTAACTTACCACAGAGAAAATAATATACCATTGGATGAGAACGTTTATCGTTTTGGTAGCACTAATTATTTTAGATTATATAACGAAGCTAGAAAGTTATATGAACACGGAAGATTAAAACCAATTGATGAGCTAGAAGAGTTTTTCTTAAAAAGCGATATTGGTAAGATTGGTATTTATGAAGGTAAAAAAGTTATGTTGGATTTTCCAATGCCGATGAACGAGGCTGAATACCAAGGTAAAGATGTAGAACTGAATAAACCTAAACGAGGTGGTTCTAAAAAGTTCTATGTATATGTGAAAGATGGAGATAAAGTAAAGAAAGTTTCCTTTGGTGCCGCTGGTGGTGGAGGTAAGTTGGCTGTAAAACTAAAAGACCCAAAAGCTAGAAAAGCATTTAGTGATAGACATAACTGTCCACAAAAAACAGATAAAACCTCGGCTGGTTACTGGTCTTGCCGACTTCCACGTTACGCTAAACAATTAGGTTTAAGTGGTGGAGGTCAATGGTGGTAAACCCATATACGGATAATCAGTTAAATCCTGATGAAAGAATTAGAGTATTTGAGGTTGATACTAATGATGAAGAATTAGTATGGCATCGAGATAAAAGAAATAGAAAAGTAGAGGTATTGGAAGGTAAAGGGTGGATGTTCCAATACGAAAACGGATTACCTTTTCCAATGGAAGTAGGGGATACGTTGGACATAACAAAAAAAGAATATCATAGAATAATCAAAGGTGATACATCACTGAAAATTAAAATAACAGAGTATGGCAGATAATAGTTTAAGAGCTGGATTACAACGTTTGTTTTCTACGAACGTTATTGTTAGAAAGAACCCAAGTGGTTCAGGTCTAAAAGTTCGTGATACATCTAAGCTTCAAGCGTTTAATCAAGACTATCTTAAAGATAAGTTTAGAAGAATTCATAGAAGCTCACTAACCGCTAATTCCCGTGACCAAATCACAGGATATTCCGCGATGAGAGAACAACTCTATCGTGATTATGATATTATGGATGCCGACCCAATTATCGCATCGGCATTGGATATTTACGCTGATGAATCTACAACCCGAGATGAGAGTGGAAACTTAATAAAAATTCACTCAAGTGATGATAATATCAAAGATATATTAGAGAATCTTTTCTATGATATTATGAATTTAGATTTTAACTTATGGCCGTGGGTAAGAAACTTGGCTAAGTATGGTGATTTCTTTTTACACTTGGACATCAACGAAAAGTATGGTATTGTAAACGTTAAACCATTATCGGTTCACGAGATTGAGAGATTAGAAGATACTGACCCTGAAAACCCACACTATGTGAAGTTTGAGAATACCTTGGAGAAAAATATCTCGTATGAAAGTTATGAGATGGCTCACTTCCGTTTATTGAGTGATAGTAATTTTATTCCCTACGGTAAATCAATGATTGAGAATGGTAGACGAATCCATAAACAATTGCAGTTGATGGAAGATGCGATGTTGATTCACCGTATAATGAGAGCACCATCCAAGCGAGTGTTTAAGATTGATATTGGTAATATTCCACCCAATGAAGTGGAAAACTATATGGAGCAGGTGATTTCTAAAATGAAGAAAGAACCACATATAGATAGAAGCACAGGTGATTATAATCTGAAATATAACATTCAGAATATGACCGAGGATTTCTACTTACCCGTTCGTGGTCAAAACAATAGCACTGAAATAAGTGAGTTAAGTGGATTATCCTACGATGGAACGGAGGATATTGAGTATCTTAAAAATAAACTATTATCCGCTCTAAAAATACCAAAAGCATACTTGGGGTATGAGGAAGGATTAAATGGTAAAGCCACACTCGCACAGGAAGATATTAGATTCGCTAGAACCATAGAACGAATCCAACGTATTGTAGAAAGTGAGTTGACTAAAATCGCTATTGTTCACCTGTATTCACAGGGATACAAAGATGAGCAACTTGTTGATTTTAGTGTTCGGTTAAACAACCCATCTACAATCTATACACGTGAGCAGATTGAGATTCTATCATCTAAATTAGGACTTATCCGTGATATTAAATCTGAAAAAATTCTATCACAAGATTGGATTTATGAGAATATCTTGGATATGACAGATGATGATATTGAGGAAGAACGTGATAGATTATTAGAAGATATGAAACGAACATTCAGATTTAATACTCTTGAGATGGAAGGAAGAGACCCCGAAGAAGAAGGAGCCGAGGGTGAAGGTGGAGATGAATTTGGTGGAGATGGAGAAGAGGGTGGCGAGTTTGATGAGTTAGACGGAATGCTCAACGCAGCAGACGAAGACCCATCTGATGAGTATAGTGAACCAAATCAAAACAAAGGGTATTATACATCTAAGGATTTTGAGAACTACGGTAAGCAAGGAGGTAGACAAAAGGACACCTCACGTTATGAAAAAGATGATTATGTGATGGGAAGAGACCCAATCGGTAGAAAGGAACGTAGTAGGAACGAAAGCATATTGGATTCACTAAAAAAAGAAATCCCAAGATATGAGCCCGTTAAAACAATGCTATCGGAAGATAATATCTTAAAAGATAATGAATAACTATTATATTTATATTTATAATAAAATTGTAAAAGATGAAAAAAATTAAACATTCCAAATACAAAAACACTGGATTTTTGTTTGAGATTCTAACACGGCAGGTAACAGTAGATACAATGGAGGGAGTTAATGAAAGTAAAGCTCTTTCTATGATTAAAAAATACTTCAACAAAAACACAGAATTGTATAAAGAATACTCTCTATACGACGCTATCGTAAAGAAAAAATTTGTAAATGAAACAAGAGCTAATGATTTTATTGAGAAGGTAGCTAATTTACATAGCAGATTAAACAGAGAGAAATTAAGAACAGAAAAATATAACTTGGTAAAAGAGATTAAAGCACACTATAATCTCGATGATATGTTTTCTACCCAATTGAATGAGTATAAGATATTAGGTTCGATTTATATTTTGTTTGAGAATAGTGAACTAAACGAAAGTAATATCTTACAATATGATGATTGTAAAGGAACTCTAATCGACTTTATCACAAAAGGTGAAGAATACAAAAGTGTGAATTCTAATGTATCAGAACGATATATGAAAGAAGATAAAGAAGTAAGACTTTTGGCTTACAAACTAATGATTGAGAAATTCAACAAAAAGTATTCACCATTAAGTAGAAAACAAAAATCACTATTAAGAGAATTTATTAATAATGTTTCTAATACAAACTCTTTGAGAGCATATATCAATAAAGAAGTTGATGAGATAAAAGAAACATTATCGGAACAAGTAACCAAAACTAAATCAGAAGTTACTAAAATCAAATTGACCGAAACTATCAAGATGATAGATAAAATCAAAAAAGGTAATACAGTAAAAAACGAACAGTTTAAGGCTATGTTACATTTTTATGATTTAGTAGATGAATTGGAGAAAGTAAATGGATAAAACACTTCGTGTAATTGTAAAAGAAGTATTGAGAAAAGTTCGTAGTATGAATGAAGCTACTACGACTGGGAATGTGGCTGGTTACAATACCCCATTCGCATTTTCAGGAGAAAGCGATGATGATAAGAAAAAGAAATATCTTAAAAATCAAGGATACACTATCGTAGAGAACAGATGGTTAGACCTTAAACGTGATATAAATAGAACACCGCCTCGAAAGATAGCAGATGGAATCTCAAGCGTAAATAAACAATTACACGAGATTGAAAAATACTTAAACTGGTTTGGTAGAATTAGAAAAGAG